CAACTGCTTACTGAAAGCAAACAAAAAGAAGAAGAACTCAAAAGCGTAAACCTCGAAATCGAAGAAAGAGAAGTCTCAGAGAACGGCCCGTTCGTACTGATTCGCAACAAAAACAACAAATGGGTAATCACAACATGCGGTGCACTCGTAAACGGGAAGGAATTCGACACTAAAGAGGATGCCGAAAAACATCTAGCTAAAAAAGCGTGGGATGACATCTTAACCGCAACGCTTATATTCATCTCACACGTAAACAATCAAATAACAAACACTCAAAAAGAATAAGCCATGAAGAAGACACTAGGAGGAGACAGACTCCGGAGCGAAAGCAAAATGGAGGTATATCTGCCTAATTTCGGCAGGTCATCGCACAACATAGGAAAAATAATCCGAACATCTCAGGCATGCGGCACGATCGTGCCATATTGGTGCCAAATAGGTTTGGACGGGACAACATTCTACATCGACATCACAACAAAAGTAAAGACGCTGCCAACAACCGGACCTGTATTCGGAAGCTTCAAACATCAGATCGACGTATTCGTAATCCCGATCAGACTCTACATAGCGGCATTGCATAACAATGCTTTGGGAGTGGGGCTAAACATGAGCAAGGTACTGCTGCCGCAATTCAGGGTCAGCACCGCCGTCGGATCAATCTATGAAAACGATACCAACAGAGGGCAAGTCAATCCGAGTTCGCTACTCTCGTACTTAGGAATAAAAGGATTCGGATACTCCAAAGATACCAGCTGCATTCGAACCTTTCCCGCAATGTTCAATCTGGCATACTGGGACATATTCAAAAACTATTACGCCAACAAGCAAGAAGAAAAGGCATACGTAATCACCGGAATAAACCATATTTGGAAGAAACTCTCTGCAGGAGATGGAGTTGCTTGGAATAGAATATGGACAGAAAACTCGAGTGAAGAATACCCACTAAAACCATCAAGTCAAGCACCAAGTTTCCTCAAACTGGAATTCGAGGAGAACGTCTCACCTGAGGAGGTCAATGAAATACAGTTCTTAACGAATGACCCGGAAAGACCTACACAAAAAGTCAACAAACTAACAAAACTTGGAGACGCCTTTATATTCGAGCGAACAGATCCGGAAGCGATGGGACTCAGAAAACCAGAAAACCCGAAAAGGGCGACCAACATTTACGTGTACCAAGTCAAAAAGCCGATCACAATTGCATACAATCTAAACATAGCAGGCGACAACAACTTGACAATGCCGGATAACAAGAAGATCAAACTAACACCGTTTCCGCTAAAAAACATCGACGAAGAACGAACTAAGATCTTAGCTGCACCCAGCACATCAGCATATGTAGTAGAAGGCTCTACAATGCCATACGGAGCCGCAATAAAAACTATAAAACTACCAACCCACGACCGCAAAGGAAAATATAACAGTACAAACGCTTGGTACTCACAAGCAGGGTTAGCAGTAAAAACGTACCTAAGCGACAGATTCAACAACTGGCTGAACACCGAATGGATCGACGGAACAACAGGGGGAATTAATGCGATTACAGCGGTAGATGTAACCGATGGAAAACTTACTATGGATGCTCTAATTCTTCAAAAGAAAATATTCAACATGCTAAACCGCGTCGCGATCACAGACGGTACTTACCAAGCATGGAGAGAAGCGACATACGGAATCAGAAGCGCAACACTACCTGAATCTCCTATATTCTGCGGCGGAATGCAAAGCGAAATCGCATTTGACGAAATCGTATCAAACTCAGCGACAGATGAAGAGCCATTAGGAACACTTGCCGGACGAGGAGTTGCAACCATGTACAAATCCGGAAAGGGATTAAAAATCAAATGTACGGAACCCAGCATGATTATGGCTCTGGGATCAATTACACCTCGAGTTGATTACAGCCAGGGAAACAAATGGTGGACAAGATTGCAAAGCATGGATGACTTCCATAAGCCAACACTGGACGCAATTGGATTTCAAGAACTTATCACAGAAGAATTGGCAGCATGGAGTACAAAACTTGAGGAAGCCCACGAATGTATTTACTCATCACTAGGAAAACAACCATCATGGATCGAATACACAACAGACGTAAACGAAACATACGGCGAATTTGCCGCAGGAATGCCGTTAGCATTTATGTGCTTAAACAGAGTATACGAAGAAAAATCGGACCACACAATTGGTAACGCATCAACCTACATTGATCCTACGATATACAACAGCATATTCGCAGAGTCAAGACTAAGCTCGCAAAACTTCTGGATACAAGTAGCATTCGATGTAACAGCACGCCGAGTAATGTCAGCAAAACAAATTCCAAATTTATAACACCATGAAAACAGCAGCAAATAGAAAAGGGTGGATCGACGATCCGAACCTCGCATACCTAGCAGAACCAAGAGAGGTAAAACTGAGGAAGATAATCAGTGGAGAAGCCAACAACGTGGAGGATGGGGTATTTCCAACAATCTACACGGAAAAAAAGGATGGAGTACGACCCGAATTCGACATAAGAACAGATCGATTCGAAGTAGCGATAGAGGCGATAGACAAGATTAATCAAAGCGCAGCAAACCAAATCGCAAAAAGCAGCGGTGAAACCGAAGCCGTGAAAGATTTCGGGACAGAAATAAAAACCGATCCCGAAAAGAGCTAAAGCAGTCGTATAAAACTCTACCAAAACTCAAAGAGGGGGGATAATTCCGCCCCCCTCTTTTAACCCTCATAAATACGTGTGGTACACGGCGGTAGACGTTTATACATATATAACAAGAAATAAGTATACAAATTCTTTTTAAAAAAAGAACGAAAAATGAACTTTAAAAATCTACTGGAGTTACTCGAGAAAGAAGAGGACTTTATGAACCCTCTCTCGGGAATCATTGGCAGCGCCTCGGGAATCCTCAATGCACTAGGCATAGGCAGGAAGAAACAGATACGGCAGCAAAAAGAAATGGTGGAAAACGCAGCCAAAATAAACTATAAATACGGAGAGATGGCAGCGGAGAATGCGTTCGAAAGGCAGCAGGTATTATACAACAGAACCTACCAAGACCAAAGCTACGCTAACAAAGTCGCACAAATGGATGCAGCAGGATTGTCTCCAGCCCTAATGTATGGCGGAGGTGGGGCCAGCGGTGGGGGAGCCGGATCGACGACAGGCGCCCCCATGGGGGCGACGGGTGCTGCCGGATCAGGATCAGCGGCCGACCCTAATGCACAACTGCAAGCACTGATGTCACTACGACAGGTGCGGATGAGCGAGCGAAAGAACGAAGCAGAAATTAAACTACTTAATACCCAAGCAGATGCACTCGAAGCAGAAGCGGGTAAAAACCAAGAAGAAACCCAAACAATAATCGATAAAAGGCTATGGGAAGTAAAACAAGGGATGTTTAAAGGATGGAAAGGCTTCATTGACACAGCAAATCAGCTATGGGATCAAATGGTAAAATGGCAGCCTACAGAGAAAACGACAATCGATGGCAAGGAAGTCGAAATACCTAAATACTTCGAAATAGAAGATGACAAATTCGGCAAAATTGTATTCGGAGAGGAATCATTCCAAGGCGGTATGATGACAGCTGAAAAACAGATCCTCGAAGGAACGGCGGCGATCAAAACTCTAGAGAGCATATACGCAGATCAAAAACTATCAGCAGAGATCAAAAAGATAAACGCGGATGCATGCAGCGGGATGGCACAAGCAGCATACTATTATGCAGCAGGCGAGACCCAGAAAGCAGAAGCAAAGATGCTCGAAGTAAAAAAGAGAACCGAAGAGGCAACCGCAGAGCTGCGAGAGCTTCAATACTGGACCGAGATAGCAAACACGATCATCAAACTAGCACAAGTAGTAGGAAATCTTACGATCGGAGGAAAAACAGGAAAACTGATCAGAGAATACACGGAAAAAAGGATGAGCGAAACACCCCCCAAGAACTCAACAACAGTAACACAGCATTTCGATCCGGAAATGCAATTCAAAGGAGTAGATAAAACCGTAACAACAAAATGGTAAGAGAAAAATGATTTTAAAAGGGAAAATTTCAAATAAAAACAATGTGCCTATATCCAAGTACCATCGAGAATCCAAGATACGCCAAATCGAATGAAAAACGCAAAGGAATAAAGGATCACCGTCTAAGATGGATTCAAATTCCATGCGGACACTGCGAAGAATGCAGGCGCGCAAAAGCAAATGAATGGAGAGTGAGATTAATGGAAGAAATAAAATCAAATCCGAAAAACATTATATTTGCAACACTGACATTCTCCGAGGAAAGCCTAAAAAAGCTGGAATATGACGAAAAAGAGCCAAACAAAGCACCTCAAAAAGCAATTAGTCTATTAAGGAAGCGATGGTGGAAAAAATACAAGACACCACTAAAGCACTGGCTGATCACAGAGCGAGGACATGACAACACCAAAAGAATACATCTACACGGCATTATATGGACAGAATTAACAGAAGAACAATTCGAAAAAGAATGGGGGTATGGCTGGATATTCTTCGGATACGAAGTGAATGAAAGAACAATAAACTACATCATAAAATACATAACAAAGAGAGACGAAGACAACCCCGAATTCAACGGAAAGATATTCACTTCAAAAAAGATCGGAATAGGCTACATAAACCAAAACACACTCAGAAGGCACAAGTATCAAGACAGATTCACAGAAGAAACATATAGAACGGAATCCGGAATAAAAGCCGCATTACCAACATATTACAAACAAAAAATATGGACAGATCAAGAACGCGAAGCCCTCCGAATCATAAAGGAGGAGAAGCAGACAAAGTACTACAACAAAACTCCTATTAAAGTAGAAACAACAGAACAGTACAGAGAGTATGTAAACGCAGTAAAATACTGGCAATCAATCAAAAAGTATGACGGAAAGAGAAAAAAATGAAATATGCAAAGGATATGCAGACTTAATCGTAAGAAAAGAGCAACTAATTCATGAAATATGGAAAACAGAGTTTGGAATCAGGAAACTGGAAGACATATTAAAACGAAACAAAATACTGGTACCTACCCCACCAGAGGAGCCATCGGAGACAGATCAGACAACCTGATAAAGCTGATCGGCGCCGACAGAGTGTCTCGACGAAACTTCAAATACGAAGGAACATACTACGTAACAGAAGACGGAGAGCTATATGACAATGAATATATGAACACTCACAATCCAATAAGAACCGGCGTTAATTTCTACGAGGTGGTCGACTGGAGCTACAACGAAAGAAAAGAAATGTACGAACCTGTCATTAGAAGAATAGTAACGATCAAAATCAGATTTGTTGAATATCAATTATCACTAAACCTATGAATGAAAAAGCAAAGAAAATCGTAAAATGGATCGCGGTAATAGCAGCTGCGATCGGCGCGGCAGCTGCCGTGATCATGGAACAGGGATGCACTCACAAGCACTTCCTCAAAGCAAATGGCATCAAAATCGACACGATCGAAGTATCAACATCAACAAAAATCAAGTGATATGGACAACAGATTCAGAAATCAACTGCTTACTGAAAGCAAACAAAAAGAAGAAGAACTCAAAAGCGTAAACCTCGAAATCGAAGAAAGAGAAGTCTCAGAGAACGGCCCGTTCGTACTG